ATCCGGCCACCTATTTAAAGCTTTGGCTAAATCCACTATCTCAGTACCTGTTTGTGAAAAAAAAACTATCCAAAATCTTTTTGGAATATTATTCATTTTTATCCTTTCTATTTAAGTTATTATACCTTTTCCTGATACTTTATCGAAAATTCCGTAAATCACCATAATTTTTTTAACACTTTAGTCTCTAGTACCGATGGGTATTTATACCTACTGTTTGTTATATAGTAAGTTACTTCTTGTTTATTATTTAATTTTTCAATTTTAATTTCCTGGATGGTGCCAGTTTCAGTCGCACCAGCAAAAGAAAAATCTACCTTATCTCCTTTTTTATACTTTGCTCTTGTTGCCATTTCTTCTTCCTATTATACGTGCTATTTGGTCTAAATTTATCCCCCACTGTTTACAAACTTTAGTTCTTTCCCCGTACCTATCTACAAATTCTTCTTGTAGGAATTTAACCTGGTATTCTGTTAGTTTGCACAAGGATCTTGATATCTTATTTTTTACCTGTTGCGATTTGGGTTTCCGAAGTTCTTTACGTCTATTTTCGGTCAGGTTTAATTTCTTTCCTTTATTATATCCGGGTTTTCCTTTTCTCCTTTCCGAGAGATTCTTTTTTGTTTCTTCCGTATGTACTTTTCCTAGGAACGTTCCAGGTTCTGTCTTAAACCTTAAAATTGCTGCTTTTGACATTTTCTTTATTGTTTCCTGGGTTTTTTTATAACTCTTCTTTTCTTTATGTTTCTCTTTTCTTTCTTCTGTCCAAGGGGTGCCTCCTCCTGCTCCGCCAGGTTTAAGGTTATAACATTCTGGGGTATTTATTAACTCTTCAGTTATTATTCCTCTTTCCCATTCTAAAGCTTCTGCAAAAGTTTCAAAATCTAATAAATCGATTCTCACGAAGTTACCTTTGCCGTACCTGTCTACTGCTTTCTTAAGCCTTAGGCCAGAACCTAAATACGGATCGTTTTCCTTTCTTAAAGTCCGTACACCGTAATAAAAGTGTCCATTTACTTTGTTTTCAGTTCTATATCCAACTATTTTCATATTATACTTTTATATAAATAGTCTTGAGGAAGAGAACACCCTAATAGGGACTACCCATTCCAGGCTTTTCTAAAAGACTTAATGTTCTCTAGTACAGATTCAATAGGAATAGTACTAATATTTGTGTCGATAAGTGTGTGCAGTTTAACTGAAGGTTTATCCCATGTTAACCCTCCGTATTCACCTACTTTCATTCCATATACTACAGGGTTCGAAGTATCCATCGAATATATCCAGTTATAGTCTGAGTCCTTATAGAACTGACCTTCCCAATATAGTGAGCTTCCTAATAGATGGTGAGGTTTATTTACGTTTATTATACCGTCTCTTAATAGGTCTCCTAAAAGTTTAACTCTTCCTAACATCCAACTTACGTACTTGTTAGGATGAGGGACAGATACGGTATAGTAAGAGTAATCAAAGGATATAGCTATCATATCAACTCCACTTATCTTATCCATATAATCATAACAGGCTTTTATTTGCTCATATGTTTTACCTTGAACTACTCCAATTTTCTTTCCCGGTACATCTTTCTGTCGTAAGTTCCAACCAGCCATATTAGACATCGTTCTTTTTGCATCTTCCAATGCATCGGGAACTATATACCATTCCGGCTTTAAATGTTTAACCCATTTTACGAATCCTTCTTCATTGAATGCTTCTTCTAATTCAAATATAGAATTATCCAATATAACTTCACGGCCGTTTGCTACTGCTTCTTCGAACTGTGCTAAGTATTGAGTATCTTCTTCGAAAAGGTGCACGAGAGCATAACTATAATCAGTTACACTTTCTACTAGCTGGGAGATACTCTTCGGGGATTCATGTGCTATTTTAATCATCTAAGTTCTCTAATTTTGATAATTCCTCTACAGCTTCATTCATTTCTAACATAGATTTTTGAATCAAACTCATAACACTCTCTAGTTCAGTTACTGTATTTGCACTTACAGACTCTAGGGCTTCGGCGACAGCTGCTTTTGCAACAGAAAGAGGAACAGTCTCTAACTTTAAGTCGTGATTAAAAATTTTATGTTCGTCTAAATTAATCATTGAAAAATTGTTTAAGGTTAGGTCTATAGTAGTTAATAGACTTCATTACTTTTTTATCTCTTGATCTATAGACAATATACCTTCCTTCCGCAATTTTCTCAAAATGGCAGGCCTCACCTTGTTCCTTACTTCTTTTGCTGACGGTAAGTATGGCTTCTTCCTCAGTTGTACAAGCTTTTGACATATTACTTCCTTGTACTTCTTGATATGCTGGCCATATCTTATCTTTAAGGCCGTGTAGCATAACACCGTTCCCAAGGGAAACATAAGTAATATCGCAAAGAGCGTCCAAAACTTCCACGATGTCTCCGTTTTCGCAAGCTTGTTTATATTCCTCAAGTTCTTCGAGGATAAAGTCATAGACAAATTGCCATTCTTTTTTTTCGGGGATAATGGGTTCATAGTTGTTGGGTTTTCCAAATGTAGCGTTAAATATCTCTACTTCGTTAACGAAAGGTACACTCATAGGAGCTTTACTACCTTTATTTTCGTTAAATAAATTTAATTGCATATAACTTTTATTTTTTATTAATATAAGAAATAGGTCCCGAAGGACCTACTGTTTTTTAAATGACTTTTATAATTCTAGATTCTGTAAGGCTTATAATCTTAAATCCTGTTTCACCTTCAGTTTCTAACGCTTTATAGGTCTTAGCTTCTGCCTCTGTTCCTGTTAAAGCATCTACTAGGTATACTTCTTTAATTTTTTGAATCCTACCTCTGTCATTTTCTCTTTCGAATTGAGCGGTTACTTGCCAATACTGTGTCATTTCTGTTTTTTATTTAATTGATAATTCTATGTTTTTGTAAAACTCTGCTTTGGCCGAGTCTTCATGTAAAAATGCACCGGACAGTTTAGCTGTCTGCATAGCGGCTCCTTGATGTTTTACTCCTCTACAGGATACACAAGCATGAGTTGCATTAATCATAACAGCTACTCCTTGATTTCCTTCACAAATCTTATTAACTGCATTCCAGATTGCTACTGTTAATTGCTCTTGTATAGCACCTCTTCTGCTGAATTGTTCAACAATCCTATTAAGTTTAGATAACCCCACTACTTTTCCGTCTTCTGAAGCAATATAAGCAATACTCACTTCTCCTCTGATTTGCTGGTGATGGTGAGAACACATTGATGTTACAGGTATTCTACTTTCTTGAACGATTCCATCATATCCATCCGAAGGGAAAGCAGTAACCCTATCTAAAGGGGAGTATCTTCCTGCCCATAAATCATTTACGTACGCTTTAGCTACTCTCATTGGAGTATCGGAAGAATTAGGATCTGCTTTATAATCTACCCCTAAAGCTGTAAGGAAATCTGCAAATGCTGTAGATGCATTTACAATAATAGTACTTTTTTCAATTTCGGTAAGGGTAGCTTCTGGGCCGTCTTTTAGCTGTTTAGCTGCTAACTGTGTTGAGATTCCGTTTGCAAATCCTGCTTGAACTAATTCAGTTCCGGTAATAAACTTTTTTGACATTCTTATAACTTTTGTTTATATTTAAATATATGAATTACTTTTCTATATAACAAGATAATCTTGTACTGTTTTTGAACTTTTTTCTTCCCACGGGTACACCAGCCAGTCTCCATGTTTAATATGCTCACCAAAATAATCAGGGACTATTGAGGACATATCTCTGTATGCTAGTGTTGCGGTGATAAAAGTTAGAGGAAGTATTTCCTCTAATGTCTTTCCGGTATCTGCTATATCGTCTAAGACTATAATTTTCTTACGAGAAACTCTCGGTAAATTTTTTGCTTGGCTAAAATCCATGTACGGTATTCCGTATCGATGTGAGAACATTATTGCAGGGATTAGTCCTCCTCTAGGTATTCCAGTAACTGCATAAATATCTAGGTTATCACCCTGTAACTTGTCTGCGATTGTATTGAGTTGATGAGACACCCATTCCCAATCTAAAAAAACCTTTTCTGCCATAACTTAATTTAAGTTTTAAATATTTGTTTTTTACCACCTTCGTATACGTAAGCGTGGTTATTTTCTATAAGAAGATTATTCAAGGAACTATTTTCTCCTTTGATAAAAATCTCAGCTAGTACCCTACCAAACTTTCCTTTCCCATAAGATTGAAGAGTGAATTTTCCGTCATTCTTTTCCATGTATTTTTTTGTAAAGGCTGTTGCTGCTTTTCCTTTTTTCTTTTCTTCTAGATCTCTTGTTCTGCTTTCCCAAGTATCAACGCCTTTAAGCCGTAATCTTGCTTTTACCCAGGTATCAAATCCTAAATCGATCATACAGTCTACTGTATCTCCGTCTACTACCCTTATTAATTTTGCTCCGTACTTATACATTGTATCCCTCTTAATCCTTAAAAATGTGATAATTCTAAAACTCCTGTTTTCCAAGTTAATGTAGTTAAAGGCTGTTGATCTGCTTCTGTTGCAAATTCAATTGTTTTATGTCTTTGCGCTACAGTATTACAGAAATCTAATAATTCCTGTATAGTTACATACTCTTCTTTAGCTCCTTCCCAAGGGTCTTCTGATATAAGGTAAATGTAGGGGTAGTTTCCTTCTTTATAGTCCCATACTGGACTTCCGTTAATGGTAATTACGTTTGACATTTTGTCAATACTTTGATTTAAAATCTGGTCTAGTGTCATTTTTAATTTATAAATTTAAGTCCAAAAAACTCGTAGTTCCTATGAACATACTCTTCTTCCCCGGCTTCTATTGCTTCTTCTTCTGTATCAAATATTGCAGAAACTGGGCATTCAGGTAAACATGCCCCACAGTCTATACATTCATCTGGGTTGATATATAACATTTTTCCTTGTAGTTCGTCTTTAGACATTCCAAATACCTCTGCTCCGGCTCCAGTAATGTCTATTGGACCGTGAATACAGTCTACTGGGCATACATTAACGCAGGCAGTATCGCATGTACTAACACAAGGGCTACCTATTATATAGCTCATTATCTTTAAATTAAATTTTTACTACTTAGACGCAACGTTCTGATTCAAAAGCGATTATGTGCGGTCTCCAAGTCATTCTGTATCCATTATCTCTCACCCAGTCAAATAATAGGGGATATGATATAAATAGAGCTTCCCTACTGTCACCAGCCGGCATAAACCAAACTTTATCCTGGGGTATTTCTAATGTTTTAATGCAATCTAATATTTCTTCCAATGCTTCTTGGTCTTTTCCGTCCCAGACCGGTTTTAAGTGGTAGCTTTTATGAAATAATATACTTTTTTTTATTGCATCATAGTTAAGCCTAAACTTATTATGCTGTTTAATCATTCTCTCATCAGTCACTTTACCTTCTGGGGTGAGTACACCGAGGACAGGGACAGAGTTGCTAAACTTAGGAGATATCGAAAGTAGATCGATAGGGTAATCAGTTTCCAGGTAATGGGACCCTTCGTTTTCCATTGTTATAAAAATACCCCTTTCATGTGCAAAGTGGGTTAATTCGTTTACTAACTTTGGATGCATTGTAGGGGCTCCCCCCGTCAACATCATTTCAGTAATATGAGGGTTATTCTTATACGCTTGAATTATATCATTAAAGTTGAATTTTCCTTTCTCTGGGTGTATAGAACTATACCAACTGTCGCACCAGCCTCCTTCACCGAAGTAGCATCTATGTGTACACCCAGTGGTTCTTATTACCACTGTTGGATACCCTGCTCTACTTCCTTCACTTTGTACTGCTGTATACAGTTCTATGATAGGAAGTGTTTTAGTGTAATCCTCTATTCTACCTAATCCCATTTTTATTTCTCTTTTTTAATGTTTCTGATATTTTTTTCTTCTGCTGTTCTGACATTGGAATTCCTGTATTCGTGCCAATCATTCCTTTTTTTGCTTTTGAAATCTTTTCTCCAAATGATGCTGGCATTTTTTTTCCTGCATTAGAGATTCTTCTTCCTTCCTGGTATGCTCTTTTTAGTCCTTCTGATATTTTCTGTTTATGTTCAATACTTTTCTTAGCTATCTGCTCTTTTATAATTCTGTACATATTCGCAGAGACTCTATACCTGTCTTGGGTTGTGGTTTTCATACTTGCCATCATCCATAATGCATATTTCAATTTCTGGCTTGAAGGGTATATTTCAGTAAGAAGTAAATGTGCTATG